ACCGCACTCGCCGACGCGAAGATGCTCAACGCCATGTGGAAGACCGTCATCAAGGGGGCCCAGAAGATGGTCGACCCCCCAATGCTGATGGACAACGACGGCGTGATGACCCAACTCCGCACGGCCCCCGGCTCGGTCAATATCCAAGAGGCAACCAGCCTACGGGAGAACAGTGTTCGCCCGCTACTGACCGGGGGCCGTCCTGATCTCGGAATCGATCTGATCAACCGGAAGCAGCAAAACATCCAGTCGGCCTTCCACAGCGAGGTGCTGCCGCTGTTCAACTCCCCCTATATGACCGCGACTCAGGTTCTGGAGTTGGTTCAGCAAGCCCAACGGCTCCTATCGCCGATTCTGGGCCGGCTCCAGACCGAGCTGCTCGAGCCGATGATTCAGCGCATCTTCGGGATCGAAATGCGCGCTGGCCGGCTCGACCCGATTCCCGAGATTCTCGCGAACCAGACCATCAAGGTGGAGTACGTGAGCCCGATTGCGCGCGCGCAGAAGGCAAGCGATGTGAACGCCATCGTGGAGGTCTTCAGCGTAGCTGCGGAGATGGACGCGATTGCACCGGGCACCTCCGACAACCTCGATGCCGACCTTGCCATCCGCGAGATCGCGAAGGCCAAGGGCGTGCCGGTGGCTTTGGTGCGGGATGCGGGAATCGTGGCGGAAATCCGCGAGCGGCAGCAGGAGCTCGCCGCGGAGCAGAAGCAGCAACAGGAGCTGATCCAGGGTGGCGAGATGGCCGCGAAGCTTCTTCCGGCGCTCACGGGTGCCGCCCAAGCGGAGGCAGCGGCATGAGCGCAGCCTCCGTAGTCGTTGAGAACCTGGAGAATTTCCGCAAGCACCGGAGTTTCCTGATCTCCCGGCGCACGAAGTACCGCAGGACGTTTGAAACGGAGCCCGGTGAGTACACGCTCAAGAAGCTGCGGAAGCTTTGCAAGATCGGGCAGGACATCCTGGTGCCGGGGGATTCGCATGCGACGGCCTACAACGTCGGCATGCAGCGGGTGTACCTGCATATCGAGTCTGTGATGAAGATGGATTCAGAAAAGATCGACCAAATGGCGAGGGGGGAATGATGGCAGAAGAAGGTGAGGGGACGGGTGAGGGGACGGGCGAGGGAACCGGCGAAGGTACGGGTGGCGGTGAGGCTGGCTGGCGCGATGGATTCGATGCCGGCGTGAGAGATCATCCCGCGCTTGCGGTATTCGCCGACTCACAGGCCCTCGCGAAGGGATTCCTCGAGACCAAGGAGATGGTCGGCCGCAAGGGCGTCATCTTGCCCAAGGAAGGCGACGATGGCGACATGGCGCGCTTCCGCACCGAGATCGGCGTGCCGGGATCGCCCGAGGAGTACCAACTGGGCGACTTCAAGCCGCCCGAGGGCCTCCCGTGGTCCGGTGACTTCCAGACTGCGATGCTCAAGCGCTGCCACGAGATCGGAATCCCCAACGGGCAGATTCGCGAGTTGCTCGATGGCTACGCCGAGGTGCAGGGGAGCGAGTACACCTCGATGGTGGGCGCGCAGGAGAAGGGCCACGAGAACGGCACTGCCGCGCTGCGAGAAGAACTCGGCATGGACTACGACGCTTCTATCGAACTTAGCCAAAGGGCGTTCAAGGCTGCAGTCGGGGACAACTTCGATGCCGTCAACGGAATGGTTCTGGCTGATGGGACGAGGTTGTGCGACCACCCCGACTTCATCCGCACCTTCATCAGTGTGGGCAAGCAGTACCGCGAGGCGGGCTTGCACGGAGAGACGACGGGTGGCGGCTTTACAAAGACCCCCGAGTCGGCGAAGCAGGAAATCGCCGAACTGGAAGCCAACCCCGCACTCTACAATATCGACCACCCTGAACACGATCTGATCGTCGCCAGGAAAAACGAGTTGTATGAAATGGCGTATCCCGAAAGTGCGCCGGAGGTTCTGTGATGACGACGGATTACACCAGCCTTTTGTCACTCGACAGCTTTGCAGACGAGGAGTCCGTGCGCGTGGCGGTTTATGACCGCGCGATGAAGGTGGAGGGCGGCACTCACGAAGTCATAGAGCGCAACGCGGATCTGTTTCTGGCTTTCGTCAAGGATGCGCGGTGGCGTCTCGACGTTCTGGACGTGGCCCTGCGGCGCTCCAGCGCACGCTGCTCAGCAGCATTCGTGCTCGAGAAGGCGGAAGCCATCGCAGCGTGGGTGGAAACGCAGACCGAGCCTGAAGTGGCTCCCGTTGCGGCTCCTGCTCCGAAAAAGAAGTCCAGCAAGAAAACAGGGGGCAAGAAAAAGTTCTAGTTCACTTCCCCCGATTATCCATCGCTGATGGACCGGGGTGCTTACCGGAAAAGTCCGGTCGCATGCGGCACGTATAGCCGTAGGAGGCGACCCGCTCAGGCGGATTATCCCTTCGCTCAATCTTGAGATGAAACGGAGGGCGCTATGAGCACCCAAATCACAACTGCTTTTGTGAAGCAATGGGAGCGTGGAATCACGCACCTTGCCGAACAGAAGATGAGTCGTTTCCGCGACAAGGTACGGATGGTCCGTGTCCAAGACGGAGACAAGGCGTATGTTGATCAGCTCGGAAGCGTGACGGCACAACCGTCCACCACTCGCCACGGCGATACGCCGCTGACCGACACGCCGCATTCCAGGCGTCAAATCACCCTGACGCCCTACAAGCACGCCGACCTCGTAGACAAGGCGGATCAGATCCGAACGCTCAACGATCCGACCAACGCCTACATGGTTGCCTTCGGGCGGGCCTTTGGGCGCGCAATCGACGATGTGGTCATCGCGGCGGCGTTCGCTTCGGCGAATACCGGCGTCGATGGTTCCACGCCGGTTGGGTTCCCTGGTGGCTTTGCAACGACGGTTGGGACGGGCGGTGTCCTGACGATCGCCAACGTCGCAGACGCGAACCAGTTGCTTCGTGAGAACGAGAACGACCCAGAGGATGGGTTTTTCTTCGCGTGTGCCGCCAAACAGCAGAAGGACATGCTGGAAGACACGACGGCAAGCTCGATCGATTACAACTCGATCCGTCTGCTCATGCAGGGCACCGTCACCACGTTCATGGGTTTCGAGTGGATCCAGTCAGAGCGACTGGATGTCGATACCAACAGTGACCGTCTCTGCATCGCGTGGGCGCGCAACTCGCTGGCGTTGGCAATTGGGCAGGAGCCCTCTGGCCGCATCAGCGAGCGAGACGACAAGAACTACTCGACACAGGTATTCATGAGCATGGATATCGGTGCGTCTCGGATGGACGAGACGGGCGTGGTCAAGGTGGTCACGGACGTTTAGGCCGCAAGGACAGCAGGACGTAGGTGAAGACTGAGAGGTTTGGGGCCGGTGCGGTGTCGTGCCGGCCTCCTTACCCGAATTTGGGTTGCGGTGTCGTGACCCATAGGAGAACGGAACAATGACGTTGTTTTATTCAGACCATTTCAGCGCGGATCAGGGAGAGACGGGGCACTACACCACGAAGCTCTCGCCAGACAAAATCGTGACGGTGGGCAAGAAGCACTCGAGGATTCGCCGCACGGCTGCGTACTACACGATCCCCGCCAGCACGGACATGGCTGACAACGATGAGATTCACTACTTCGACATGAAGAGCGGTGATCGGCTCATCAACCTGTTCTTCTCGCAGGACGCGAACCAGGGTGCCACGGCGACATACGATCTGGGCGTGTACCTCAAGAGCACGGGCCTCGAGGTGGACGACAACCTGTTCGCCGCAGCGGATGATTGGGCGGGTGCCATCGCACGAGAAGATCTGTTCACGCAGGCCACAACGCTCGACAACTGGGATCGGGGCAAGACGCTCTGGGAGTTGGCGGCGATTGGCGGTGGGTCCGATACGGTCGATCCGCAGGTGATGTACACCATCGTGGCAACAGCAACGGCGAATATCACCGTGGTTGATGATGCGGTGGAGACGCTGGTTGAGGCGTACTACATCGCAGGCGACTGACCCTCTGCTTGGGGAGGGGCCCGGTCCTAGTGTTGCCCTCGCGGTGCTGGGACCGGGTTTTAGGGTTCGATATGGCAAGTGACGTTGGAATCGTAAACGCCGCGCTGCGGAAGCTCGGGCAATCTCCGATCACGGCGTTTTCGGAGAACAGCAAGGCGGGTCGGCTGGCAAGCGAGCGGTTCGCGGAGAAGCGCGACGAGTTGCTCTCGCGGCATCCGTGGAACTTCGCGGAGAAGCGGAGTGCGCTCGCCGTGAGTGCCACCGCTCCGGCGTGGGGCTTCTCCAATGCCTACCCACTGCCGGCCGATTACATCCGCATGCGGGTGGTCAATGGCGAGGACGAAGGCAGCGGCAAGTGGAAGGTCGAAGATGGCTCGGTGGTTACGGATCTCGCTGCGCCGCTGGAGGTTCTTTACACCTACCAGGTGGAAGACGCGAACCGGATGAGCGCGGGCTTCCGCGAGGCCCTCGCGTCTCTGCTCGCGGCCGATTGGGCCGAGGACATCACGGGCGATAGCGATGTGGTGGTGAGCCAGGAGCGCAAGGCGCGCGTGGCCGTCGCGCAGGCGCGCAGCAATGACGGTCAGGAAGGGATACCCGACCAAATCGAAGCCGACGAATGGACGAACGCTCGACTGTAGGGGGGCATCATGGCATTTCTCACGCCAGCAATCATTGGAGCTGTGGC